GTGCAGGATCTTTTTGTAACATCTGCATTCTATCTGCATATTCTAATTCTACTTGTTCTTGAGCCATCAAACTTATGTGTTCTAAAATATTTTTATCTAATGCAGCCATAACCATAGGATTATTTCTTGCAATATTAGTAGACATAAATTGTAAGTGTGCTGTCATATGCGCTCTATGATCTTGACCACGCATCGCTTTGAAAGGTTTGTTTGATAACGCATCAATGTGTTCTAATGCAGGATCTTTTGGCCCTTGAGGAGCAGGTCTTGGTAAAATACGATCTATATTTTTTACACCTAATGCTTCATACATTTGACGATATGCATTGTATAGATTATGCATTTGTGGTTGTGAACTAGCTAATTGTAATTCTGTTTGTGCTAGTGTTATTCTTTGTGTTTGTGAAAATATGTTTGGATCAGCAACAGGAAGTATATCTACATTCTCATTAAAGTCTTGCATCTTAATAAACCTCGAACCACCGACCACGTCATACGGATAAGATCCTGGTAGGTATGTTGCAAAACATTTACCTAATAATTCAAACTCTTGTTTTAAACCAACGTACATTCTTTTGTGAATAGCTGACATAACCCGCGAACCACGTTCTAATAATGCCATAGTTGTACCCACTGCACTTCTTTGATTACCATCACCAACTTGCATATCTGCAATGCTCGCGAATCGTTGACCTGCTTGTACAACAATACCCATAAGTTGGAGGAGCGTGGTTGATGGTTCTTTGAAAGGTAAAGTCATAAACGCTTCTCTCAAGTTACCACCTGGTGCATCTACATCTCTAAACTCACCTGGTTGTATTGATTGTGCATCGTCTCTGATTCTAATACCACGCATCTTAAATCCTGCGGGTAGATTCGATAAAGTTCCAGCATCTAATAATTGTCTTAATGCTTGTGTTGCAGTTCTAGATAAACCACCAATCATGTGTATCAAACCAAAACCATAGAAACCAAGTCCTGGTAAAAATTTGAAATGTACAAAATAAGATATTTTCTTTTTAAGATTATCGTTTGGTTGATAGTTTCTTCTAATAGATAAAACTTGTCTCGATGCTTCTTCTATTGTTACGATGTATGGAAGTTTGATTCCTGTTAGTGTTCCATCATCTAATCTATCTTCAAATCCTTCTAAGTCTAAATTAACATGGCATTCAATTAAAGTATAAATACTTTCGTTTGTAGTTCTTCTTTCACCTGCAAGTTCTTTTTCTTTTTTATCAACTTCTGTTTCTTGATTGTATGTATCTGGTAATTCTACGTCTCTATAGAAACCTGCAACTTGTTGTTTACGTAAATCGTTTTCAGAAATTTTTATAACATGCATAACTGCTTCTGCATCATCTAACGATGTAGCTGAATAGGGAACAACTAAATCATCGGCAGGTACAAATTTAGAAACTGCTCTACCTAGTAAATCATCGTAGTAAACTTTTTTAAATGCTGATCCACTTAACGGTAAATAAAAAAGCATTTGATCAAACTCTGGCTCGTACTCTTTCATCTTATACATGAGTTGATAATTCATAAACTCTTGAACTCTTTGTGATTGCTCTTCACGTTGTGCAGTTATAGAACCAATAATTCTAGTTCTAACTGGGCCATCTGCTGGTAGTAATTCTTTGTACGCTTGTGCTTGAAATTGTGTAACTGCTTCTGCAAGAACTGGGTGTGTTACACCTGATGCACCTTTGAAAGGTTCGCTTCTGTTATTAAATTTAAATCCTAAAAGATCTAAACCTTCTATGTAAGATTTTTCCCAATCTGATCTTGATGCTCTGTAATCTGAATACTGTTTATTTAATTCTGAACCTAATGGCTGTAATACTTCTTCTGGTAAAATTTCTGCTAGGTTATCAAAGTGATCTTCTGTGTTTGGTTGATTAACTGCACCTGGTTCAAAGTTTACTTCTGCTCCACCATCTTCTTTTTCTGTAACTGATACTTCACCTGGTGTTGGTATAGATTCTTGTTCTTGTTGAATCTCTACAGCTGCATCCTCTGGTTTTTCTATCTCAATAGTTTTTACTATTTCGTTTGGAAGCGCTTTGTCTATTTCTGCCATTAATTTTCTCCAATCTTACGGTTTTAACTTGTTTCAATGGAACATTCAACCCTTGTGGTGTTGGCCCAGATTTAGGTGGGACTGTATTTGTTAATTTTTTTACCATTAATAATAAATATGTTTTGACGAAGGTAAAGCATTATCTTCATAATCTTCAGGGTGATTGATAAGTCCACCTTCCCTAAATCGTTTGACAGCTTGTGTCGTGCTATCTACCAAATCGTCGTTTTCACCAAAAGGAAAAGAGGCACATTCTTCGATAACCTCTTGAGCCCACTCTTCTCGTTTTGGAGCCCAGACACAACCGCTCTCAAATAGTGGCGCAACTGAGTTTACTCTCGCATGTTTATCATTTCCTTTGCTTGGTGTAAAGGTAACAACTGGTATTCCCATTCTTCTCAATTCAAAAGTTAAAGGTAATCCTGATGCTTTAGATTCAATAATTACTGTTTCAGGTTGCCAATATTTATACTGTTCTAGTGCAAGTCTACGTAGTTCAGGGAACTCATACCTGCCTTTTAGGCTATCTACTAATATTAATTGTTTGCCTTTATCCTCTAAGGAAAACACACCCCATGTTGTAATAGCACTGTAATCGGCTGTTTCTTTTTTCAAGAAAGCTGTATCGTAAGATTGTATTACATGTTCTAATGGAGGTAACTCTTCTTTCTCCCAATCTCTCCACCACTCTCGTTTCAATATTGCACCTTCTTCTGATGTAGGATTTTGCATCCATTGTGCATTCCATTTTTTTAAACTAAGTGATGATTTAACTTTTTCTAATTCTTCTTTCTTCCAATAACCTGGCCACAGTGAACGACCTGATGGCATTATAGCAGGAAACTCTATTATCTCCCACTGATCAGAATTTTTACCTGATTGTGCTTTTAACAATTGACCAGTTAAATCATTTTTACTCCAACGTGTCATAACCACGATTATCGAACCACCAGGCTGTAAACGTTGTCGGGGGCCTGATGTATACCACTCGTATGCACGTTCAAAAGAATCTTTAGACAAAACAGTTTGCTCTGAATGTGGGTCATCAATAATTAATAAATCTGCACCACGACCTGTAATCGCACCACCTACACCAGCAGCATAATATTCACCACCCTGTGCTGTTTGCCATTTACCAGCGGCCTTTGAATCTTCTTGTAATCTTGTTTCAAATATTTCATTGTATTCAGGGGAATCAATAACGTTTTTTGCTTTTCTACCAAATAGAATAGCTAGTTCAGAAGTGTGAGTTGTTTGAATTATTTTTAATTTAGGATTTACACCAACCATGAAAGCAGGGAGATATACAGATGCAAACTCTGATTTGGTATGCCTTGGTGGCATATTTATAATTAATCTTTTTAATTTACCCTCTGCAATCTCGTTAAACTTTTTTGCAACTTCCTTATGATGATAGCCTTCAATGAAATCAGGCCAAACATGCTTTACAAAAGATAAAAAGTTTTTTTGACACTTTTCTATTTTTAATTTTTCTTGCCATTGTAATAATGTTTTTTGAAATTCTTTTTTGACAGCGTCAGGTAATTTATCGAATTTTTCTATGTCTATGCTCATATGGAACCAAAAAGTTTTTCCTCGTCGTTTATAACTAAAACTTACACTATATACGATATACTAGGATCCCTTTTGTAGTATGTATAATTTATATTTTTAAAAAGTTCAAATTATCAAATCGTGTTGGTACCTCTATTATTTTTATTTATGTTGGTGGGGTTAGGGGGCGTGCGTTAGCCCCGCCCTCAACCCAGTGTCAGGGAGCTATGCAGTCTGTGCATGTAGTAAATATGCAACACTTGTACATTTTCGTCGCACCCCCAAATTAGTTGTTGAATATAGATTTTAGTATGGTATTGTACCATACATGAAAGGAGGAAAGAATATGGCTACAAATGATAACAAAGTTGATAGTACAGTTGTTTATCTAGTTGTTGAATCTTCTAAAAGATACAAATCTAGACCGTATATTAGTATATTTGAGAGTAAATCATTTACTAATCATAAGTCGGCAACACTATTAGCTAACGCTTTAAATGGTAGCAGAGAGTCGGACGATGACAAGAACAGTTTTTATTCAGTTTCGTCCGTGGCTATACCAAATCGCTTGTATAAAATGAGCGAGTAACCAACAAACAGTGGGGGTGAAAGTCCCCCGCAGAAAGGACGAGCATGAAGTTACAAAAGAACAACTTTGTTGTTACTTTCAAGACTCAAGAAGAGATTGCGAAATATTTTGATTCACATATCTCTAGTGAAAAGAGTCTGCTTTGGTTAGGCTTCTTCATAGCGATCAATCACATATCGCATAAACTTGAAGCTGACGGCCTTGAGATTACCAAGAAACCAAAGAAATAACGGAAAGCCCCGCGGGTCTTGTCCGATCAGACAGAGGCGATGTAAAAGTCGCCTCTGTTTTTTTTGTTTAAAAAAAATAATATGGGTGGGGGAGGGACACGGGCTTCCCCACCCAACTCACGCACCTGTGACTTTTGTGCAACGCTATATGTAGTGTGTGTTGCACGATTGCAACACAATATTTAGTGGCAACAATGTTGACCTATATCAACATATAGTGGTCGGAGGTACGGGGTACACACAAGATGTAGTTATGCAATTTTGGAATGTAGTAAAGATGCAACAGTAAATTATTTTATAAAATAGTGCATTTTTTTCTTTTTTATCTTGTTAAATAGTATATACATGAATTGCCTATTTTGTAGGTACTAGAAAGATATATTATGAAACATAATGACATAAATAACATTGCTTTATTTGACTATGATGTCGTTCCAATGGAATTAAAAATTCCTGACCCTGTAAACCCAGGTGAATTTTGTAACAACGCTGTCAATAAGCAAGTTCTAGTAAGAAAAGGTAAAGACGGTCTGAGTTCATCAATTGTTGGTGTTCACTCAGACAAATATAAACCCGTTTCAACTTTTGAATTATTAAAAAGTTATAACGGAGTTTTAACTGAAAACTTAGATTGTTCTAATGTTGAAATTTCTGACGAAATTTTTGACGGCGGCCGAAAGGCTAGAAGATCTATAGTTTTTAAAAACTACCAATTTGAAGTTTCAGAAGGTGAAAAGATCGCGTTGAAGTTAGATCTGTTCAACTCTTTTGATGGTTCATGGCCGTGGTTCTCAGCCTTTGGTGCGTTAAACTTTGTATGTATGAACGGTTTAGTAAGTGGTCAGTTTGCAATGGTCATTTCTAAAAAACATACAACGGGTTTTGCAATTAATTCTGAAATTGCAAAAATTAAAAACGCGTCTGAGATGTTCAATAGTGATATTGAGAAGTTTAAAAGATGGACTCAAAAAAAGGTTTCATGGGGTCAAGTTGAAGACGTTATTAAAAAAACGTTAGCCCTTAAACCTAAGTCTTTTAAACAAAAAGCATTGAACGAACCCGAAACACACTCTGAGCCCGTATTAGAATATGTAATGCGAGAATCAGCAAGACTTTGTAACGGGGTAGCGAGATCAACCAAGTTGCCTTCAGTTTGGGACGTTTATAACGCGGCCACGCATTGGTCAACCCACAATCAGGAGTTGAGATTGAAAAAAGTAAATCCTACTTCTAGAAAATCTGATTTAGATTATGAAATGACCGATATCAGAAAAAATGCGGGTTCACATAATGTAAACCGTGATAGAGAAATAAAAGTTGCTCAGATGCTGATTAGTCAGCCGTGGCAACAAATGGCGGCTTAATTAACAAGTACCTACAATAGGCAACCGCCACAAAATGCCCTGCAAATGCAGGGCATTTTTTTTAAAAAAATAATATGGGTGGGGGTAGGCCACGGGCTCCCCTCCCCAACTCTAGACCCTGTGATTTGTCAAGAAAAAAAATAAAAATTTTTTCATGTATGCCATATTGTTGCCTTATTTGTGTGGTTTTATGTGGTAAGAAAGGAATAAAAAAGTTATGGGAACAAGAGCTGTATACACGTTCATTGACGATAGTGGTACCCACCATGTTTACAAGCATTGGGACGGCTATCCAGCTAACGCATTAGAGGCCATAGCTTCGGCAAAGAGTAGGGCTTGGTCACTTCCAAGGTTTGAGGCAGATGAGTTTGCTGCCTCTTTCGTGGCGGTCAACAAGACTAAAGAAGGAGATGTCCGCCTTACTACGCACTATGATAGACATGGGGATCTTGAGTGGCGATACGAGGTTCGTCATCGATCAAACGACAAAGACCTGTATATCAAAATCTATGAGATCACTTACGGTAATCCAAACCATATGCTTATGGGACAGGGATACCTGTGCGATTTGCTAGAGAAATGGACAGAGCGTTATCAAACGATGATCGATAATCTTAGTCGGAGAGAAAAGCTAAGATTACGATTGGTTTAACTATTCAGTGGGGCGATGACAGTCGCCCCCTGATCTGGGAAGGACTGACATATGCAAGTAATTGCGATGCGCTTCAGAGATCGATGTCAGTTCTTCCCTGATCAGTAACGCAATGGAGGGCAATAAGGTGTACACAAACCAAAGCCAAAGGGTTACTGGTCTTTCTCCTCCATCAATCACTGCAGAGATGAGCAAGACATAGTGGGCTTGACAGATGGGGGAGATATATTGGGTGGGGGTGGGACACGGGCTATCCCCGCCCTATCTTTCGAACCGCGAATGTAAATGTGCAAATTGTCGCACACTACATATTGTGTCAATCACTTTTTAGTTGTATGTGTTCATTTTGGGTTTTGCAGTGGTTCGTTGTTTCACGTGAAACATGGGGGGTGGGGGTTGGTAAGCGGGCTCCCCACCCCATTACAATGACATGAGGTATCGGTTTATTTCATCAAATGACAACGCAACGTGGTTAGGGGCTTGGTGTCCTTTCTTCCGCAGATCGTGGATCGATGTACTTTTAAAAAGTTTTGTGGTTCGGTGTCTCTGTGAAAAAAGCAAGATGAAAGCATTCACAGGATGACGGCAATGCCACGCGATTTGATGGGGTCTAAAGTTCACTGAATTAACTTTTGCTAATTTAGTTTCTAATGTAAAAAATGTATGATTTTTGTTGTATCCTAGCAGATCGGGAAGGCCTGCAATTGCCAAATTTTCTACTCTATCCCACGTTATTTGGGGAGTAGATGACTTTAATTTTTTGATCAAATCTTTTTCTTTTTTCACTTGAAAATTAAATTAACATGAGAGCAAAATATTTTCAAAATTAATTTAAAATTTTTTTATTTTTGCCTTAATTTGAACATAATCGTATGGTATTGTACCATATTAACATATTTAAGAAAGGTATAATAATATGGGCAGATACTATAACGGAGACATTGAAGGCAAATTTTGGTTTGCTGTTCAGTCAAGCACTGACGCTGATTTTTTTGGCGTGGTGGGATCAGAGCCAAACTATCTAGATTATTATTTTAGCGAAGATAATCTACATGACATTGAAGAAGGAATAGCCGAATGTGAAATGCATTTAGGAGATTGGAAGTCAAAGTTTGATCAATTCTTCAAGAAAAACAACGGCTACAACTACGAAATGATAGAAGAACAATTAGGACTTAAAGAAGATGACGCACAAGACTTGCTTAAATGGTACGCAAGATTAGATTTAGGGACTAAGATTTTAAAATGTGTTCAAAAAAACGGCGAATGCAGTTTTACGGCGGAGTTGTAAATGTTTAAAACTAAAAGAAAATTATACAGCAGAAGAAGGTTTTCTGCTGTATGCCAAATAAGCTACCGTCAGTTTTTTAGCCAAACCAAAGAAGTTCAAAAAAAGATCCAAACTAAAACTTCTCTTGGTTATGGTGTGACGGACTACAAAACAGGGAAGCTATTTTTAATTGAGTATATTTCGGCGGGACGTTGGAAATTTTTAGGAAAACATTTTAATAAATTGGATGATGTGAATAAACAAAAATATCATTTAATTACTAAATACGAGAGGTCAGCATGTCAGTAGTCAAGAAAAGAAATTTTAGTAAAGCAACTTTAAATAAACCCGTGTCTACAGCATGGGTTTATTATACAACAGGAGACGGCAGAATACATAAGATCTCAATCAAGACATTACTACGTAGATTAAACAAGGTCAGCTTTTCAAAAAGGTGGTACCAAACAATCAGAGAAGCACAGATAGGTTTGGGTAAATGACAATTCAATACGGGTTAGGTATGCTTTTGGTTGGCATTTTAGCAATCGCTGTAATATGCACGATTGGATTTTTTGTAATTAACAGGAAGAAAAAGGAGAAAGATGAGAGTAACTAGAAAGGGCGGTCACTACATTGTGGAAGACATAGTGAATGGAGTGATCAAAAGCGAAAAATTTTTTGTCAACTCTAAAAAGGAGGCGATAGAAAAATTTAACGAAAAACACAAAAAGAAAGAAAGCGAGGAAGAATGAGTGATACGTTA